GCGCGCGGTGCGGGGTGGTGTTCAAAGAGGGCGATGTCGTCCAGTACGACCTCGGGATGCGGCCGGTGCATTACCCGGTGGAGAGGTGCGCAGAAGCGCTGCTCAAGGTCCTCAAGGCGCTCATGGTCGAAGAGTGCAACGAGTATCTTTGTAGTTGCCTGAGCAAGGGAGACGAGGGGACGTGCGCCTGGTGCGTGGCCAGGGCTGTCCTCAAGGCGACCGAAGGGCCGTAGATGTACCTCTCCCCCGGCCATGCGGTAGCCGCGATGCTGCGGTGGTGGGAGCGGAACCGGTCTCCGGCTTCGGCGCCGTGGCCGGATCATATCCCCAAGGGGGCAGCGTCGTACAACAAGTGGCGGTACATCCATATCCGCGCCACCAAGCCGGGCCGCCGGCCGCTGCTCGATGACGACAAGGACCCCGAGACGGTGTTCGTGTTTTTTATGCGGCGAGAAGAAAAGCGGATCCTGACCCGCCTGCTCATCGAGCACCAGACGCTCGACGACTTCTCCGGCGCCTTCAAGCACCGAGCGCGGAAGGTCCTGAATCACTTCGTCCGAGACCTCTGCTGTAATGGCTTGATCGAGTTCCAGGGGGAGAATAAGCACCCCCAGAAATCGTGTCTGGAGTATTCCACGGGAAAATGTTACCGATTCCCACGTAGGAGTAAGCCGGGAGGTTAATTTTTCCCCTTGACACGTTCGGGGAAATCCGGTAGTTGTCAAGACAATCATAATTGTCCTTGCAGTGCAGGACACCGTAGGCCCCTCGGGAGCAATCCCCTGGGGCCTTCGTGTTTTCAGGGAGCGCAATGGCCCAGCTCGACCCACATCCCGTCCCATCGCTCGGCTGGATGAAGTGCAAGCGGCTGTCGAAGGAGACCGCCTGCCTGCGCGTCCGCATCTCGCCGGCAAGGGAGCGAGAGCGGGTCGTCCGGTGCTGCGACGTCTGCCCTGTCGGGAGCCGTAGGGCCAAAGGCGAGGCGGCGCACGCCCGTAGGGTGGCCGCCCGCGAGATGTCGTTCGGAGCGTCGGCATGAGCGGCGCCGCCCCGGAAACTGCCGCCAAGGCCAAGCGGGATCAATTTGTGGCCGAGTACCTGGTGGATCTGAACGGTTCTGCGGCCGCCCTGCGGGCTGGATATTCGGAGAGCACTTGCAGGAACCGGGCGGTGTTACTGCTTCAGGATCCGGAGATCCGCGGGAGGATCGAGGACGCGCTCCTTGCACGCATAGAGCGCACCAGAGTCAACGCCGACAACGTAGTGCGGGAATACCTCCGCCTGGCGACGTCGGACATCGGGGAGTTGTTCGACGACACGGGGGCGATGCACCCCATGAAGGACCTGCCGAAGGACGTTCGCCGGGCCATCCAGTCCGTAGAGGTCGAGGAGCTGTTCGAGGGCCGCGGCGAGGAGCGCGTTCGCATCGGCCGAATCCGCAAGGTCCGCATGATCGACAAGATCCGGGCGCTTGACATGCTGACCAAGCATGTGGGCGTCCGCGACCTGTTCCCGCAGAAGGTGGAGATTTCGGTGCCCGAGGGCATCGACGTTCGGACGAAATACAGCGAGGAGGACCGCAAGCTGCTGAAAGACCTGGCGATAGAGATGGCGAAGAAGAGGATCAAGGCGGAAAATGGAAGCTGAAGCCATCTCCTTCGAAGACCTCGCCGCCGTCGATCCGTGGATCTGGGCGAGCCAAGGGATCAACCTTCAGGCAGGTCCGTACTCCATCGCCAACCACGCCTACCAGGTCGCCCCGATGCAGTCGACAGCCCGCAAGCGCGTCTACAAGAAGGGCGCGCAGATGGGCTTCACCGAGATCGAGGTACTTCGCACCCTGCACGGCATGATCCATCGGCTCTACCCCTCCGGCGTCCTGTACCTTTTCCCCACCTCCGACGATGTTTCCGACTTCTCCAAGGGCCGGTTCACGCCTCTCATCGCGGACAACCCGGAGATGATCGGCGCCTACGTGCGGGACACCGACGCCGCGGGAATCAAGCGGATCGGGAACGCCATGCTGTACCTCCGCGGCGCTCGGACCACGACCAAGATCGAAGGGTTGAAGAAGGACGCCAGCAAGCTCCGCACGATCCCCGTTGACAAGGTGGTCTACGACGAGCGGGACCTGATGGAGCACGAAATGGTCACCATGGCCTTGGAGCGCATGGAGCACAGCGTCGTCAAGGAAGAGGTCCACATCTCGACGCCCTCCATCCCCGACTACGGTATCGATGCCGAATACGAGGCGTCCGATCAGCGGGTGTGGTTCATCCGGTGCCCGTCCTGCAACCATGAGAACTGCCTCGAGCTGACCTTCCCGGACTGCATCCGGCGTGGAAACGACGGGAAATGGTACCGGGCCTGCGTGAAATGCAGCGCGAAACTCGATCCGCAGACGGGATTCTGGCTCCCACGGTTCCCCGGCCGGGAGGTGGAAGGGTACTGGATCTCGCAGCTCAACTCCGCCTACGTCGACCCCGGCAAGATCCTTTCGCTGTTCGAGAACCCTCCCAACGGCAACAAGCAGGAGGTCATGAACTCCAAGCTTGCCATGGCCTACGTTTCGGCGGAGAACCGGCTGGTGCCGAACGATATGTGGCAACTCACGAACCAGGAGCCGATGCCGCTGACGCACGAAGGGCCCACGGCGATGGGCGTGGACGTCGGCAACAACTTCCACGTCGTGATCGTCGACAAGCCCAGGGACAAGGCGTTGCGGGTGGTCAAGGCGTGCCATGTGGGCTCCGACAAAATGACGGATTTCACGCCGATTCACGACTTGGCGGTCCAGTACAACGTCCGGTCCATGGTGATCGACTTCGCGCCGGTGCAGAAGGCGGTCCGGTCGTTCCGGGAGTCCGAAGGCAGCCGCGAGGTGTTCGGCTGCCTCTACCAGCGGCATCAGCGCGGTCCGGCGACGTGGGACATCGAGGACGGCACGGTCAAGATCAACCGTACCGAGGTTTGCGACGCGACGCATGAGGTCGTGACGAAGAAGGGTTGCCTCGAACTACCGCGGCGGTCTCCGGATCTCGAGGAGTTCGTCAAGCAGATGTGCAACCTCGCCAAGGTGTTGGAGGACGACAAGGAGACCGGTTCCCGGGAGTACGTGTACCGCAAACTCGGCGCCGACCACTACCGGCACGCCCTGAACTATGCGTACCTGGCGGCGCAGCGGATCGGCATCTACATCCCGAAGAACACCCCGGATTGGCGCTCGAAGGTGAAAACGGGTACTTGGAGGAGCGTGTAATGTCGCACGTCAACTGGCTCGGTGGTTTGCACAAGGAGATCCATCACATAAAGCTCCTGAAAGACGGGTCGGAGACCTACGAGCCCGCCATGGTGATCCTGTGCCACGAGCGGAAGGGGCGGTCGTTCGCCATCACCCTCGAGGCGATGTGGAAGTACATCGATCCCATGGACAACGACGACCCCGTGACGCGGGCGATGGACAGAGAGGATTTCGGGAAAATCGCCTCGAAAGCCCAGATGCGGCGGCAACTGTCGCTGGGGAAGTATTCCGAGGACCTGACGTGCTGCGCCCTGGCCGACGCCCTCGCGCGATCGATGGGGTTGCTCTACTGCACCTCGTTCAACCTCGCCAAGTGCCTCACGATGTTCGGTATCACCGTCTCCACACAGACCGCCGCGCAGCTCCTCCTGTGGATCCAGAACGAACTGGACGACCTGCGAAAGTTCCCGGAGCATCCCCAGGACGATACGGTCGGCGTGGCCGGCGAGGTGACGGTCTGGGACGGCGGGAAGCGTCTCGGGACCACGGATCTGACCGTTTCGGAGGCCGATATGCTGATGGACGTTGAAGGTCCCCTGCATTGAGAGGCGCACTCGCCCAGGGCCCGACCCGGCAGGACGGCATCTCGAAGGACCTACGCTCGCCAACGCCCGCCCCGGCGACTGCGGAAGACGAAAGGGGTAGAAATCCCCTCGAATCCCCGGAGTTTCAGGATCGGCTGAAGAAGTTGCAGCAGTTCCGACGCCAGGCGCGGAGCGCGCAAGGCGACAACCGCCGGGAAATGGCGACGG